ACGCTTTTTGGTTGACACAACAAATTATGTGTGTATTAAATATTAAATTATTCATTTATATTAAGAAAGGTATTCTGGGTTCAACTATGTCAGTGGAGTCCGTAAATTTAATCTTTGAAATTGAATATTGGGCAAATGGATTAACTGTTACATCTGCTAAAGCATTATCTACGGTGTTAAATTCAAGTAGTTCTTGCAATAGTGGTGGGTGTGACCCATCCCAAGTGATTATGCATTGACCATAAGGTAAGCTTTTTGTGTTATCGCTAGCATTGGTAGAGTTGAGAGTTACAGCAGTTCCGAAACCTGCGCCAACAGCATAAGACATGAACTGCGAATATATAACATCATAAGAATTGTTAGGTTCGTAGTAATTGGTTAGATTAGTGGTTGGGCGTTTATTAAGTGAAAAAGCTGTATTTAAGAATGTAGTGATGTCTCCCCCTGCTATGATCGAATTAAGATAAAGATAATCTAATTTGGTGCTATCGGCATAGTTAAGGAAAGAGTATGGAAAAGCAAAGGTTAAAAGTGATCGTTGACAAGTAAATACATTGAAAGTGTTTGGTAAACGGCGGATTATGTATGAACCTGGGCCATCAGAAAAATTTGATGAACCTAATCGTACTGATCTGAATCTGAAGACAGAAGCACCAATTGCATTCCCTTGCACTGTGTTGGCAACTGAATATATATAGTCTTTTGGTCTATAGTTGGATTCGATAATAAATGCAGCTGATGTTGGGTTAGTGATACGTTCTAAAACAGTTAGTTGTGGTGATTGGAAGATGATACTCCAATTGATGTGGATGGTTCCAGCTGATAGAATTGTTGTTATTGGCGAACCATCAAATTTGGTAGGTATTCCGATTTGGTATATATATAGTGTTCCCATCTTCCTGAATCTTATATCACCTTGGTCTCCAATGTAATACATGGTATCTTGTTTTCTGTGTATCATTGGTACACTCCAGTTCTTCATGACAGATCCAGTTACGCTGCTTTGGTGAGCAGATGCTAATTTAAGTAAGTCATCCCCATTGCTAGGTGATTTTGGATTATCTAAAGGATCTGTGTCAATATAGGCAATAAATTGGCTGTTAACGCTCATTGGGAGCATCGTTTTAAATGATGCTGAAAACGATGTGAACCTATATTGTTGAAATGTGTTGGAGATCAATTCAAGTCTAGTATTCGTGAATGAACTTGGAGATATGTCCATTTTAAGGGCTAAGTTTATTCCATTAGTTAATCCTTTTTCAGGTACAAGTTTAATTTGTGCAATGTAATCAGTTCCTGAAAAGGAAGAAATCTTTGATTGAAGTGATTTTGATTTGCTTTTGGTAGATTTTGGTTTGATTAATTTAATATTTAATTTTGTTTTATTTTGTTTTTGGTTTTGTTGTGTTTTATTCACAGATCTTTTGGAGGGTATCCACTCTGTGAAAGAGATTGATTTTGAGTTTTGCTTGTTGTTGTTTGATTTTGCGTTTTGTTTTGACATTTGGTTGTGCGTGAAGTTTTGTTTTGTTTGAGTTGTTTGTAATAAAGTAGAAAGTATGTAGATAATTTCTCCGCTGCAGCTCGGTAATCTTTATAATACATACCTTTGTCAATCAAACAAACAATCCTATTCCAAAATATTTGGTATTTATTGCATAATGCCAATGCCAACGCTTGTGATTTGTAACAATAAACAAATTGTAAGAACCTGATTTGTGGTTCAGGGTTTAATTCAATAGATATTCCACCATGTTGCAATATAATGTCATTAGCAACCGAGAGTGTTTTCTTAGGGTTTAATTTAATTGATCTGGTTTCAACTGGTTTTAAATCTGCTAACATATCAGTGAATAATGATGCCAATATTTTAACTTTGTCCTCGTATTTCTCAGGGGCCATACATGTTTTAAGTAGCTTTCTGTATTTCAAGTGAATCTTTGTTATGCCAGGGAAATATTCATCATAAGGTGCCCACTCATGACCTTCTTCAAGATTGTATCTAAAGTTATCGCCTAAAATATTATATTTTCGTGCTAATATCTCATCTACAGTTAAAGTGTTATTTCTTGGAAGAGTGGATTGAACAATTAAATAGGCATAGTATCCAAATAAACTAAAACATGGTGATTGTTGATACATTAGGGTTTGGTCGTTGAAGATATTTTTATTAGGATTATAGTAGCCTGTTAATTTGTAAATGAATCCATCAACATCACTAAAGGGTGAAAAGTATCTGTATGCCTTAGAAATGAGTCTATTAACATCAACAATGTTTCCATAGGGTGTGACTAATTCTGATAAAAACATGATTGTTCCATTTTTGCTTTGTTCTTGTGTTATATCTATTCCTAAAGTTGAAGCAAAAGTTTGAAATTGTTTAATGTATTTATTGGGAAATGTGGTATCATCACCATAGCACCAACCAATGGAATTAAAAGCTCGCTCATAGGTATATTTTAGTTCGGAAACAAAGAACATCCACTGGATGAACATCATAATAAAAGTATTTCCAAGTGAAGTTAAAGCAGATCCGGATAATCGAGTTCCCATTGTTGGTATAACCATGTTAAATAATAAGTCATAATTACAGATACTAAATAAACCATATAATTCACTATCCATCAAATTGTTTATGTCGTTTGCATAATCTGGATAAATGGTGGTCAAGAATATTCTTTCACATTCCCTTAAGTAAATTCCGATGGTTCCATCTAACCCACTACAATCACAACCTCCATATCCTGGATTTTCATGGATATTCGCTGAATCTTTAGGTTTCCCAGGACGGTAGCATCTAATGTGATCACGCATGGCTTTGTGTAAAGGATTCACATATGCTAACAAACGGATAGTTGTGATTTTATCAACATCTGATATGACTCTACTCCTGTTTTGATCATCATAATATTCACGTTTTATGAAAATATTATGAGAGTGTTTCTCAGGCATTGTACTAATTTTGTGTTCATCAAACCATCGCTTATACTTGTTTAATTGTTTCTTTGAATGGTGCGGTCTTAAAGGTGGTAGTCTGGATTTTATTAGTTTGGAGAATTTATGCGCATAGTTAAATAATTTGTTCATGTTGTTCTCAGTGATGTGTTTAGCTTTGTTGTGGTATCTACATACATAAGCATGTATGTTACCAAGATTTGAAACTTCAGGTTCACATCCTTCGCCAGATGGGTCAATTTGTTTGGATTTAGAAGTTGTGGGTAGTATGCTTGTATTAAAACAATTGGTTACTTTACCTATGTTAGTTGCTGGGACTTGCATACGATTATCAATGTTATTATCAATGTCCTCAAACCCAGCTCCGCGATCACGAAAGCCTTTAGCATGTTGGTTATATTTACGTTGAGGTTTATATTTGTTTCTGAGTTTAACCGGCATGTAGTGTCCAACCTGAGTACCATCTGCTCCACGTAGTATAGCTGTGGCCCATAATCCTGTTGTTAAACCTTGTCTTGTATACCATAATTTATCTTTCTCATGATAGACCATTAGATTTAATCCATTATTGTGTGCTAAGTTTAAGATTTCATCAACTCGCATCGGGCATTTTGTTTTGATTTCATCTGTTAGTTCTATATTATGTTTAAGATAATATTGCACAGTTTCGAAACCGCAACTATTTGTACTTGTGTTTAATAAGGTGTTAACAGGTGCATCCAATTGCCAGGTGTTTAAGTTTTTGAATACCATGGGTGTTCCTTTAAAATTTTTAGCGATGAATTCCAAAGATTTCTTCCCAATTTTGAAGGAAGGGTCAGCACGTAAGGTGTTGATAGTGTAAAGTTTACTCTGTAATTTACCTGATGGTTTGTCATTTACTTCTTGATTTTGAAGGTTCAAGGTTGGATTTAATTTAACATATTTGCAAATCTTAGTTCTGGTGTCATTTTGAATCTTTTGGTGTTCTACTGGTTTTGTTGTTGGTAAAATTTTTTGAAATTTACCGCCAGATTGTTCAGAGTCTTTGGATGTAGTTTCCTTTGTGCCAATACTTGTTTTGATTTTGTCTGGGTACTTTTGATCATTTGTTGTATCAATTGTTGAGGGTTTTGCATGTGGTTTAGTTTCATGGTTATTGTTTTCTCCTTTTTGATTTTCAATTGCCTTAGCGAGAACATTAGCTACTTCTTCAGGTTTTAATTCAATTTTTTCTGGGATACAATGTTCAGTATTTATTACATCTAAATCAGTATAGTGACATTTATCAGCAATGATGCGATAATTTTTAAGAATTATGATAGGACTGGTTATCTCAGTTATGGATGCCAATGAATAATATTTTAGTTTAGTGGCATCTGATCCTTCAGAAGTTAAGGTGACTGCTACCCCAATTTGAATGGCTTTAGTGGGATAGTTAAGTAATAATGAATCAGTTTTATTTATAAACCATAAGCTAGTAGTTGATCCTATTTTGATAAAAGCATCCATGTTGATGTACTTTATATGTAAACTTCTTGTTATCTTGGGTAAATCCAAAGGTGTTCTAGAAAAAACATGTGAAAACCAATTCTTTAACCTCTTATAGCAGTTGCAACAATTATCTTGATTTTTCCGAATATATGTTGTAACATCAAACATAACGTTGTTTATCCATCTTCTCTCCTCCTCTTGCTTGATGTATCTGTGCACTATTCCTCGATAGTTGATTGTTAAATCTTGTGGCAATAAATGGTAATAATGAATATATTGGTTGTTGTTCATTAACATATTATATTGTAGTTCATTGGTAACATTAGTTGAAAAAGTTATCCTTTCTCTATTTTGTGGTACTATTGAAGGCTGGCCTAAACGTAGGGTATTAGTCATTTGTATATTGTCAAAGTATAAACCATTGATGTCACCAAAGAAAATAGAATCACTCCTTGTTCTTGTTGACGTCCAATCACCACCAAACAATACATGATGAAATTGTTTGATGGGTTGGAGTTTACGTTGGAGTGACCCAGCGATTTTCTTTAAGTGTGCAGTACTTTCAAGTGCATCTATAGCATGTGAATCATTCAATTTATGATGCATAACTTGTTTAATCTTTAGTGGTTTTGATACATTGTGTTTAAGTGGTTTAATTAAATGTGTAATAGTGTGTTTGTTTTTGGTAGCAACTGGTACAGTCCCCAAAGGGCTGCCGCTGTGGCTTGCGCAATTCCCAGTGCTATTAGTTTGTTTATTTAAATCACTCATGTGACGTGTAGGCTAGTGTTTCGATTTGTTGTATATGTAACTGTCAAGGCGGACAATCGAAACTCATTGGTAACATTAGTTGAAAAAG